CTGCATTTACCTGCTCCCATTTTACCGCAACTTGGGAGAAGTTTATTGGAGAAGCGTTGAAAGTAACGCTCAGGTTGTTTAGGCTCGCTCTGAATGTCCAGCCTTCGATATAGCCTTGAAACTCGCCATTGGTGATGTTGCCGGGTAGGTTCTGAATCCAGACAGGCTGACCCAAGAAGATGTTGATAAGAGCATCTCGATCGGCATCATCGATCTCGGGATTACCTAAAACAAAAGTTATGGATTGGAACTTAGGATAAGGATTGGCTCGAAGCTCGATGTAGCGATCTGCTAAGGCTTCTGCATCGGCAGTATGTTTAATGCGAGAAGTAAATTCTTCAGCATAAACGCCGTAAAGACTTTGGCTAATTGGATCAGTAGCGGTGTAAGTCTGATTAGCGTTGTTGTCATAATTAATAGTAAAACTATTGCGAAGATCGCCCGCTCGAGTAGTAGCCGATAAACCTAAACCGTTGGCATGGTTGGCATCTAAGGTTGTATAACCGTTAGCCGCTAAATAGTCCTGGCGATGTGTTTGGTCTGCATAGCCGATATTGCCATTTGCATCTTCGTAGATAACCCCGAAGGCTGAATTAGCAATGGCTGCGCATAATGAATAAAGGTCTGTATTAGATGATGATCTTGATATGAGTTCATAATCGCCTGGTTGATCGATTTCGCCTAAGCCGATATTAACTGCATTAGCCCAAGTCTCAGTAGGGTTATAGTTTGCCCAGGTCTGAGCTGCTGGTACTTCATTCCATTGCCCTAGTAGATATCCTGAAAGAAGTGTGTAAATCTGATCGCCATCGAAGTCTTGGCTTAATACTCCAGGATCGATAATTCTAGGTAGTTTAGATAAGGCTCCCAGAGCGGTAATAGTTGCAATAGTTGTATATCCAAGATCACCAGCGCGATTAACCCCAATAGTAAAATCTGATACATAACCGCCGAAGATTGGAACATAAGTGCCAACCGAGTTAGTTACCTCTACGGCTAGCCCGGTGCCTACGGTAAAGTCGTAACTAGAATTGTTTAAGTTCATTAACTGCAACTGGCAATAGCCTGCAACTGGCTGAACATTGATATCGGTACGCCCTGAAGTTATGACCAGATTGGCAATAGTTACATCTGTTGCTTCAAGGCCGTCAATTAAAACCTTATAGGCTGGAGTATAAGCGGTCATTAAAAGGCTAACGCCGAACCGCCGAGGGTGCCTCTAGCTGAAGAATCATTGAGAATACTGACAATCTGGCGAGCGGTTGATTCACTATCGATTGCGCCATTGACGGTGATGTTAGTAGTCCCTGCGCTTGTATAACGATAAGCCGCGATTGGTTCATTAGGCATCGATGGAGCCATTGGAGCAGCAGCAGGAGAAGATGCCCCAGTTGAGAATGAAGCGTTATTGAATGGGTTTAAGGCTGAACCAATACCTTTGGCAATATCGATTACTCGCTTGATCTTGTTGTAAAGATTATCGAAGAAATCAACTACCTTGGCTAGACCATCGATGAGGCCACCTATTGCTCCGCCTACAATTTCGAAGGCTTTTCCTAAAGTCTTACTTAGGATTGGCGCTAATACATCGCGAGCAAATTCTGCAACATTTTTAAATAGATTGATAAGAGGCTTTAGTTCGTCTTGGTTTTCTACGAAAGAGTCTTTTACTGAGTTAAAGGCTTTACGAAGGCCATCTGTAATGGGTGTAATAAATTCAATTACTGGGCGAAGTTTATCGCCAAGGTTGCTAGTAAAATCGGCAATCGCAGGGATTACTCTTTTAACTAAAGTTTCAACCAACGGAGTTATAGCAGTGAGAATATAACCGCCTACGGTTTCCTTGCCTTCATCAAAGGCTACCTGCAACCGGGCTAACTTTCCTTGGAATGTATCGGCTTGCTTAGATGCCTGGTTCTCGAAAGTTCCAGCAAGTTTTGCTGTGATCTGATCAAATGTAAGGGTCTTGAGTTCAGCCTTATCAATGCCAACGCCTAGGCGGCCTAAGCCTGCCAGATTGCCTTCTTGAGCCTTTGAGAGAGCTTCTGTTACCGCTTGAAGGGACTTACCACTACCTGCCGAAATATCTAAGGCTAGCGCCTGTAACTTCTGAGCCTTATCAACATCTTTAGTTGCTCGAGTTAAACGATCAAGCGATGGGCGAAGTTCATCATCTGCAACGCCAGTAGCAAGAGAAGTCTGAAGAATAAATTCTTCGGTGCTTGCAATCTGAGCATCTGTAGCCTGGGTAACATTCTTTAAAGTATTGGCTAACTTGGCTTGGGCGGCTTCATCCTCAATGGCTGACTTAACGCCATCGATGGCCAACTTGCCAGCATAAGCAACGGCTGCTGCGCCTGCGGCTGCGAATGCCGCTCCAGCAATCTTTCCAAACTTAGAAATTTTATCGCCAAAGGTGGCAACATCTTTATCTGCTTTATCAAGGTTCTTAGTGAAGTTATCGACATCAGCAAGAAGCTTGAGCGTTAACGCTCTTGTACCTGTTGCCATTAGCCCCACTCCTTCAAAATCTTAGTAAATGATTCTGTCCATCTAGCAACGATCTGCGGTTGAATCTTGCGAAGCGTTGGATAGATAAACCAGCCCTTAGAGCCTCGACCTTCTCGGCCTGACCAGACAGGGAACTGCCTATACTTGTTAGATCCAAATTCAGTACCGCCCCAGATGTCTCGAGTGGTTGCGCCACCTGAGAACTTCTGAGAAGCGAAGCCATAAGTAATCTCACCGATACGGCTTGACTTCTTAACCCTAGAACCCTGAGCAATACGCCCTGAGACTTTAGTGTTATTGCCTCGGCTTGCTGTCTGAATAACCTCAGCCCGGGCGAATTCAGCCAGAGCGCCTGATTGGCGCTTGGCCTCATCGTTGGCTTCTTCACCCATATTTTTTAAGGCTTTAAATACTTGGCGTAGCTCTGTCTGGTCAAGTGCTACTAGTTCACTTGCCATTGCGCTGCTCCAATATCTCTATCGCTGTAAGAATATCCTCGGCACTTCGCCAATGATCCATAGGGATCTGAGTGGCTATTGCCAGTTCTACCAAGAGTCGGCTTACGCTTCCTCTTGGATGACTTTTGGGTTTCCTTCACCTACTTCAACATCCGCAACCGATTCCATCCAGACATCGAGTGTCTTGGTTGGCTTGCCGCCTGCATCGCGCTTCATTGCTGAATGCGTTACATAAAGGATGTCCCACATGCCACCGAATTGGGAGATAACCTTTTTAGTTGTCATCTCCCACTTGGCGTAATCAGGTGGGCGAACCAGGTAAGTGGTTTCCGATCCATCAACATATTTAATTGTTATTTGCTGTTGCATTGTTTGCTCCCGTTTCTACTTTTTAGCTAAAGGTTTCGACTACTGCACCCTTAGATACCTTGAAAGTAAAGTCTACTGTCTGGGCATCAGTTCCAGCGCCACCTGCTGTTGGAAATTCAGGCATAATTGGAAACACGAACTGAGCGCCTGTAGCGGCTGTAAGAGTTACGCTGATGTCTGTATCTGGTGCTGTCTCTGCTGCTGTCCATAGTGCTTCGCATACTGAGTTAGCCTTGCCCCAATCAGCAAGCATTGAAAGAGCAAAAGTTCCTTCGATGTTTGTGGTCTTGTAGGCTTCGCCATCAAGAGTCTGGTATGTCTCGCGAAGGTTAGTCTTTGTTAGAACTGCTGAAGTTGCCTGAGCCTCGATATCTGTTCCACCTGTGAAAGATAGAGAAATATCGCGACCTGTGATTACTGTGGTTGCCATTATTTATCCTTAGTTTGTTTGTGTGTAGTAGGTAGAAACTCGGATATCTGCGACCAACACATTAGAAGGCCCGACTTGAGTTACCGTTGGTTTTTCAACCGCTCCGATTGTGTACCCAACTGGGATCACTTTCAGAACACTTATTACTAGCTGCTCGAGATTGTCGAGCGATGCCGGGTTGCTATTATATGCAACTGCGACCGAGATTACGAGATTAATTTTAGTGTGAAGTGTGGTTTTGCCGATTGTCTCTAATTCGAGATAAGGCGAATCTGGAACGCACACTACGAAGGGAACCATAGGCGCTTCTGGAACATAAGCATAGACATTGCCTGCGACATTGGCGAAGGCTGTGGCTAGTGGCTGACGAACTGTGTCCAGGATTGTTGAGGCTGGCATTTATTGCACCATTGAATCGGTGTCGATGTACGGCCCGAGAAGTCCTGACACTCGATTGAAGAGACTACGGCCTAAGCGATATGGGCTGACAGTTGTGAAGTCTACGCCTTCGATTTGCCCACCTGGAGCGATGCGAGATTGGAATACTTCTACTGATACTGCAAGAACTGCTGATTCAACTGCGCTTACGCCTACATAAGTTGCCGCGCCTGAAAGTGTTGCAAGTCCTGAAGGAATAACCTTGCGCTCCGTAATATCGGCATTGGTTAGGGCTACAGTAAAGAAGCCATTAAATTCTCTGTATGAACCGTCTAGGAATACGCGTGAGTTAGAACGCAAAACGAATGAATCATAATCTAAATTGCTTGATTCCAAGATTGTGAAAGTGCCATTAAATGGAGAGCCTACGCCTGTTATGACTACGCTTTGACCCGCTGAAAAGTTGTTATCGCCAAGGACATAATATGTCGCGATGTTGTCTTGAAGTGAAACGACATCGATTGGGCTTGAGTACTTAACTAGCATTGGCAAGATAACTGCCTCAGCCGTATCTATTACATCGGTTAAATATGCGTCATTGTAAAGGGATGTAGAGACGCCAAGGATAGACCTTAGTTCTGCAACTGTAACGATTGAAGCCATCTCTACATCCTCTCTATTAAACGGCTGGGGGAGCCACCGGGAGCAGCAGCCCCCCCATGATTAGTTATTGACTACGCAACCATGAAACGGTAAGCGCCTGCGCCAAGCTTTGTAGCAGTTGCGCCATAGCCGTAGTATCCAACTTGAACCTGACCTGTTGAGATGAGGTTTGTCTGGAGTGATAGGCGTGGTGATTCGTACCAGGTGTAAGCATCTGGGTTGATAACAATAAGAGTGTTATCGCCAACGCCTGAACCATCTGTTAGTGCGCGTGAAACTCGAAGGTTGAGTCCGAGAAGGTTTCCGCGGATTGCTGTTGCAGTTAGAGTTCCGCCAGCATTCTGAGGATTGATTGTCTGTTGGAAAATTGGGCGATTTGAACCATCGACCAAGCCCATTAGAGCGCCCCATTGTTCTGGAGAAACTACGATGTTTTGTGCGAAGCCAAGAGTGTTCTTGTAGATAGAAACTGCTGCATCTGAAACGAAGTCAGCAACAAGAGCGCCTGTTGTAAGTGCTGCGCGGTTTCCGCCATCTGTTCCACCGTTAACCATTGCTGTTGCAACCGCGTTATCTGTGGCCTTTGCGTAAGCAAACTCCATTTGACGAACGAGTTCAGCGAAGAATGCTGGTGAAGAACGATCTAGAAGTTCTAGTGAGAATGTTTGCTGTCCGATGAACTTCTGAACATTTACAGTTACGAACGCTGCATTCTGATCTGTTTCTGATGGTGTTCCGCCTTCAGATGCAACTGCAACTGTTGGAGCAACTGTGATCTTTGGGATCTCGAAAGTCATACCTGCATCAGGTAGAGTTCCGCGAGAAATTGAGTCAATGAATGGGCGATCTGCGTTTGAGATGCCGTTAATGACCTCTGTGAGTTGGCGTGTTGGAACTAGGCCTGCGTTATCTGTAACATCTGCTGCTGCTGCAACATACATACGAGATTCTT